AAGAACAGCTTCTTTTATAATTTCATCTCTGTTCTTAGTAATACGATATTTTTCATACGTTCTGATATGCTTCATCTTTAATAGAATTTTTTTTATAGGTTATATATTAAGTATTAAAAGTCGTTTTTTACATTATTTAATCAATAGTATACCAACTATCAAACCAATAATAGCAACCCCACCTAAGGAACCACCAACAATCATTTTTGTTTTTTGCTTTCTTATAAACTTATCCTTCAAATCTATTTGGTTATTTAGGTTAATTAATTGGTCATTAAACATAACTTCTCTTAATTGATACTCAGTCACCTGCTCTTGTAAAGATTGTATCGTAGTGTCCTTTGTAGATATATTACTATTCAATTGATTTATTAAAACATTTTGTTCCGATATAACAACATTTTTATCATTAATAGCCTTAACACAAATAGAATCATAACTACCTATCTGTACATTCAATTGCTCAAATAACACCAATAGGTCTGAATTATTATCAAGTTTCTGTGCTTGCTCTATTGTCATGACTACAACACCTTGTCCCAATGAATCCACCTCATATCTAGGATACTCTATCTCTTGTGAAAAAACATTAATAGAAATTAATAACCCAACCAACAATGTTAATAAACTTTTCATCATTTTGTCTTATTTTTTATTGAGTTAAGTAAATCATCACCGACTCTATTTGGCGGATTTTCCTTAAATTCATTTATCTTCTTTCTAGTTTCTGATAATTCCTTTTTAAGTTTGTTAAGTTTATCATTACTAACACTAGCTTCTTTTTCAGCCTCATTTATATTAAATTCTAATATTGATAACTTCTCATTATTAAGACTATCAACTACCAATAATGAATCAATAAATAAAGACTTATCATATAACCTTTTATTAGATTCTTCCTTTTCATTTTCTATCTCATCATATTCCACCTGTAATTGGTTTAACTTTTCTTCAATACCATCATTACCACTGAAATACCATTTATATCCGAATATAAGAGTAAATCCAAGTAGGATTAATATGAGTATTGACTTAATATCTATCTTCATAAAACTTTTTTATATTTACATATATATAAATTTAGACTAGTCTAAATTATCTCTTTTTATATTTCATATATTCAAAGATTTTACCTATATTTGTAATTCAAATTAAAAGACATGACAAAAACATTATATTGCTTCGACTTCGATGGTACATTAGTACACTCACCAATGCCACATGAGGGTGAAAGTATCTGGTTAAAAGAAACTGGAATAGTTTGGCCATATAATGGATGGTGGGGTAAATCAGAATCACTTGATAGTGATGTATTTTATGTTGCTAAACATGAATGGGTATACCAAAAATATCTTGAAGCTGTCGCTGATGAAGATAATTACACCATAATGGCTACTGGTAGATTACAAAAAGTACCAGGAATGAGAGAAAATGTAGAGAAGATACTAAATCAACACAATTTATCATTTGAAGAAATTCACTTGAATTGGGGTGGAGATACATTTACATTTAAAACAACTCTTTTTGAACAAATGATCAAAAAAACAAATTGTGAAAAATTTCACATGATTGATGATCGAATTGAACATATAATAAGATTTGAAGAATGGGGTAGAAAACAAAATATCTCAGTTATAATAACTAACGTGATTACTAAAGAAACTAAAACTTTTTAGAAAATGTTCATATCTATCATTTATTAACTTTTTCATCTCTAATATATAAAGAAAGTGAAAGTTAATAATGACAAAGGAAGAACAAAAGAAAGAAAGAAAAAGACTTTATGATATAGAATATAGAAAGAGAAACAAAGAAAAATTAAAATTACTTAAAAAATTCTATTAATAGATCAAATTATACTAAGAAGAAAAATACTATATATATATATATACTTGGTTGTTCTTATGAAGATTTTTCGACACACATTGAAAGTTTATTTGAAGATTGGATGAATTGGAATAATCATGGAAACCCTATTGATGGAATATATACAATAAATAAAACCTGGGATATTGATCACATAATTCCACTATCTTCAGCTAAAACAGAAGAAGATATAATAAAATTAAATCACTACACTAACCTTAAACCACTCTGTACTTATTACAACAGATTTATAAAAAAAGATAAAATTATATAAGAAAAATGGCGACAATTACAAAAGAAGAAACTATATCTAAAGTAGAGGAAATACTTTCCAAACCATTTAGACTTGATTTACACAACGATGATTTCAACTCATTTGATTGGGTAATTACTTGTTTAATGAAGGTTTGTGGACACGAACAAGAACAAGCTAATCAATGTGCTCATCTTGTACACTTCAAAGGAATCTGTGATGTTAAATACGGAGACTTAGAAACTATTTCAACAATGAAAGAAAAATTAGAAAGTGCTGGATTATCAGTAACTATGGAAGTTAATTAAATATGAAATACACATATATAACAAGAGAGATTCAATTCCGAATCTCTTTTTTTATTTACTAGTACCAAACCAATTACCAGTATTACCGCCAATTACCAGTATTACCATAACCACCACCTTTGTTACGATTCATATATTGTCTTCTAATTTTAAGAACTTGGCCATAATCAACACCCTCTACATAATCAATATTCTTTAAACACTCATTTATATAGGTCATAAGATCTCTATCTGTAAATTTACTAGACCATTCTTCAACCATTTCTCTAAACTCATTCTTCTTAAATATAGAGGTTGTATTAACAATAGTCATTACAGTATCATCATGACCAACATCAGCAGCATACCTAACATTACCAGCAGTTGTTGTGTGTTTAACAAATGTTGTTATTTCCCTAATTGTCTCTTCATTATTTATAGAGAACCCACCAGAAACCATCAAATCTTGATAATCTTTAACCAATAGGTTTTTATTCTCACCTACTTTTAGACCTACTTTTTCCTCAGTAGCATCAGCTCTGTGTTTATATCTAACAAAAACAGAAGATCCATAACCATTATTACCATCAAAAACATGTGGCATCTCAGCTAAGAGTGTGTTACCATAATTATTTAACTCTAATACAACCTTAACATTATCCGGATTAAAATATTCAAATACTATAAGATATAAAATCTCAGCTAATTGTTTAACCGAGACTAAATTACTTCTAAATATTCCAATTTGTTCCAATTTGAAGAAATCAGTTATAGATGTATAAGCAGCCTTTTGATTATCAATAACTTCCTTTGTTTTGTTGTTTATTCTAAATATGTTTATTACCGAATAATCCTGACCAAGACCTTCTGCTAAATCGACTGATAGAACAATCTTATAATCCTTTCTTATCAATGGTATATAAGAATCATCATCAACCCACTTCAAATCATTATAACTAAATCTAAGTTTTTCAAACTCAGGAATCTCTTCATGTATATAATTCTTCTTAGACTTTAACAATTTATCAATTATTGCCTCATTTAATAAAGATTTACTAGCATTTATAAATCTTAGACCATACTCTTGATTAAAAGCATCCTCACCACCAATATCCTTAATAGCTTCTTCCTTCCAGGTTGTCAATTCAGATACAGCGAATAAAGGAATCTCTTCACCCTTTGAATTTAATATCATCAATGCTCTAATTTCATCATCAGAACAATTCTCATTATTCAATACACTTATAATATCCTTTTGTAAATCAATATTATAACCCATTGATACCTTAGTTATTTCACCAAATTTTTCAGTAAGGAAGTCAAGAACGTATTCTTTATCAATACCCTGCTCATATAATTTATGATCATTCAATCTAACATAAGTAACAAACCTACCAGGAACTTGATACCAATAAACTCTATGAGCCTTAAAGTTATTCTTCCTAGGATCACCATCTGGTCTCTCACCATCAGTAAGTAATTTATGAAATAAATTCATACCATTAGGAGTTGATGTTATTATAATTTTAGAATTTTTAATTGCTGATACCGTTGGGAATACGGCTGTGTAATATGGTTCGATAATATTGGATGGTATATGTGCAAACTCATCAAGATATAAAACATCAATCGTAAATCCAATCGCTGGTGTCTTTGTTCTAGCTGATGTCTTTATTCTACAACCATTATCAAAAGTTAATGATTTTTGATTCCAAGTTTTTATACCAGGTTTCAAGAAAAATGGTAATAATGTATAAATTGATTTTATCTTATCAACAATCTCAACTGCTGTATCACCTTTATTCGCAACTATCATCACATTTTTATCATTATTAAATAGTATTGTATGTAACATGAATATAGAAGACGATATAGTATTATGTGATAAAATACCATTTGTGTAGTATCTGTGGTTTGTATGATCAATGGATAAATCAAACATAGAAGATTTAAAATTTTCTAAAGTTAGAGATAATACTTTCTGTATACCATTTTCTGTTTGTATCGATGATCCAATTTTTATGTCTTTCGCGAATACTTCCTTAAAATTTTGGTCAAAAAGAATATGATTATCCGCACAAGATAAGTTAAAATCTTTAGTCCTAACTTTGTAATGTGTATAGGGTTGTGTTATATGTATATCGGTCACTGATTCATAACCAGTATCAGATTTGACCTTAATATCTAATAACTCTATTGAATTTAATATCTTCTTTGATATATCACACTCATCAAGAGAAATTTTTCTATATTCAAAATATTCGATATTTTGTATCGAATATTTTATTAACCTTATTAAAAATTTCTTAATTCTACCCAACATCTAATTGTTTTGATTTTAATATATAATTAACCAACTTTAAAATGGTTAATTCTTTATTATCATTATAATCCTTTTCACTTATATGTATTACACTATAACCAGATTTAACTATATTATCATCCCTTTCTCTTTCTCTTTTATTATTCTCCACATTATTCCTGTGATAATAAGTGCCATCAAATTCCAATATTAAATTTAAACTAGGTATAAAAAAATCTGGTAATATATACGATTTATTCAAGCGTAACCGATATTCATAATTATTTTTACTCTCATGAATATTATCATTCTTATCAAGCTTTGCGAAATAAACTTTATCAACAAACCCAACAGACAATAATTCACTATATAGTGATATAAACATTTCTTGGCTTATTTTACTATAATTTACTTTCTTATAATTACTTAACCACTTTTCTTGTCTATCAACCCATCTTTTATATCCCTTATCATTTCCATATTTTTCAATACATTTTTCTAATGAGAATGTTGTCTGTCTATCTCTTAGTAGTTTCTCCGATTCCAATTCCGAATACCCCTTATTTATATAATATTGTAACGTGGTATCAGAAACTCTATACTTGATAGACTCCTTCACAAAGTAACTAATGTGTGATTTTATATCACCAATACCACTATATTTAATAAAGTCTTTAGAAAAGGGACTTCTACTCCTCCTATCCAATTCAGTAGTATTAGACTTATGATTTGGGTTTTTATCACCCTTTATTTTTTCCGAAAACATCTTTCTATATTTTTCCTTTCTCATATGCTTACCACTATTTAAAGTGGTTTTATCTTTATCTGATATCGCCATTATTGGAGCACCTGGATATAATCTCTTATATTCACCTGTTTTCATATCATTATGAGAATGTTTTAGATGTCTACCATATATTCTTTTACATTGATCACCACAAATTCTACAAGTAACACTTTCTTTATTATCATCTATTTTCATATAATATATATATTAAAAAGTTATGGCTTCTTATCAAGTCGGTTAGGTGTTTTCTAAATAAAAGAGACAATCATATAATTTTATCTTTATTTTTTCTAATAATGTTAGTCTTCTTTCTTGTCCTAACATATAATAGTATATCTTACCAATACGAAAATCAAACCGAATACCATCCTTCTCAACGCTACATAAAGTATTGAAAGAAAAACATTTACCCACCTGCCTAGATGCCATCAATATATTGAACCTACTATCAACAAAGTTATCCAACATATCTTTTTGATAATCTCTTAGTTTAATATTACCAATACTACCATCCTCAGTCTTTACTTTACAATATTGCTCAGTGAAATAATGAACATCTAAAGCACACCTAACATACTCTTGTTGCTCAGCCGGTGTCATTTTAAATGTTACACCAGCTCTTCTTAACCCAACCTCACTTTTCAACCAAGGATTCTGATATCGTTTAATAACAACACCATCATTTATCTTATCAGTAGCATCATCAACCAATATGGTTGTGAATATCATTTGTCTCTGTACTTGCTCTTTAGCCATAAAGAAAAAAGAATTTTTTTATATATATTGTAAAAAACCACCTCTATGGCGAAAAGTGATAAAGAAAGAAACAGATTACAAGACGAATTTGATCAAATTCAATCTGAAAATAACGACTTTAACTTCGATATATCTAACCATTTAGCTAAACCTGAGCTCTTACCAGACTTAGGAGAAATAGAGATATATGATTATGATGCTGACCTTATTGTATCATCACAACAATCAATGGAAGTATTAGAATCTCTGGTTGATTTATACCTAAGTGATGTACCTCAGTTGAAAGAACACTCATATATAAAGAATAAAATGAAGGAGGATGCTTTGGTTTATACCGAGGCTATATTTTTAGCCAAAATGACTCGTAAAAATTTCTTAAATCAACTAAGACAAGTAGATAATGGAGACAATTCAGCTAGGATGCATGAAGTTGTTAACCAAACTATTGGACAAATAAGAGAGAACTCTAAGTTTCTATCTGGCCAAAGAACAGAATTAGAGAAATTTTACAAAACATTAAGAACCGATTTAGGACTCAATGATATAGAAAGTCCAGATGTTTTAAAATCACAAAGTGCTGCCGAAGAATCTAACGGGGGAAGTGAATCCGGAGATATAATGGATAATAGGAAATTAAACGACATGATTAAAGGGGCAATGGTTAGTAAAGAAGAATCTAAAAAGAAAGGTTAATCCTTTTTGAAGATGAAACTTTCAAATGTTTTCTTTATATTACTCCACTCTACTTGAACTTCTTTTGTTATAAAAGGGTTTACTTTATTATTAGTTACCTTATTAACTATAACAATTTTATCATCCTCTCTAACAACGTCCTTTATAGTAGATTTTATAATATCTTCGGTATTTGAAATAAGAAAGTCAAATAATTTACCACAATCATTAGCTAATGAAATAACTCCAGACTCATCATCATAGAAATAAACCCTATCATATTGCGTTATTTCATCCTCAACGAATTTATCATTATCTGTTCTATAACCAACTAAGTGTTGTAATAATAATTTAACTTTAGTGTGTGATATATTATCCTTATCTCTATTATAAAATGTCTCGGATAGGTAATAGAAATCTTTAATAACTAATCCAGTATCAGCCATTTTCTCTTTCAATTTATCAACTACACCCTTATAATTCTTTTCTGTGTTTTTAGAACAAATAATATAAATATCATCATTAGTATTCTTCAAATGTCGGAAGTGCTCAGACATAATATCAAAATCTAGATTATCTATAATAGATGGATTCATAAATTCTTGCATAGAGAATGCTAAATCAGTTATATCACATCTTAGATTTTTACATCTAACCTTCAAACTATTCATTAAATCTTCCGATAACCAATATGATTTATCACCCATATTCAGATTTTGACCATATCTCTTATAAATCCCATTTTTAATTAAATTAAATTCATGTTTTGATACTTTAATAATAGGGTTAGTAGGATTTGTTTTAGAAATTACCCAGACCTTACTATTAACATTAATCAATACATCTATGTCGAAAAAGTGAGCACTCATATTAAAATTTATAATTTGTTATTTTATATCTTATTTGATGTGGCATTCCATCATCACGAGGCCCTTCGTATTCTTTATCTTCCCATGTAACACCACCACTCAAATCATCATTGAAGCTCTTACACTTACTACATTGACTCGGTATGACTTTCTTACCATCAACATCCTTTATATCTTTATCATAATATATAAAATGAGTTTTACACCAAGGGTTTCTACATACACTTCTATGTTCCATATAGTATATATAAAAAAAGAAAACTCATCAAGTTGATGAGTTTTCATATATTATCTTATAAAGTCTTTACTTATTGCGAAATCATATAATACAGGTAAGTTCAAATATCTCATAAAACCCTCTCTAATATCTTTCATTGTTTTAGCCTTTTTAACAATATTTATAATCAGGAATCCAAATTCTTCTTGGAAGTCTAAATAACAATCACACCAAGGTCTATTATAATGTTCTAGTGTTCTCCATTCTCTATAACCTCCTGTTAACCAGAACAAACTTTTTTCTGGTGTTAAATTCTCAACCTTAACATCAGATAAACTAGTACCCCATATAGGGTGATCCCAACTAAAATCTCTCATAAGAATAACCACTGCCTCAGCTACATCACTTGTTATCTCTCTACCAACTTCAAAAAACCATTCACCACTTTCTTTAGTAATAACCACCTTATCATTGATATAAATCATTTCTGATAATTCCTTACTAAGTAAATCCTTTTTCCTTCTCATAATACTAAACATTATTTTTTGATAAATTTATCCCGCTTTCCCAATTGCCTTTAAAGTATCCATCTTCCCAGATACCATTCTTCCAATTGCCATAAAATCCGCCATTTTTGAATATACCATATTCCCAATCACCAACCATATAAATACCTTCATGCCATATAAGAGTATTATTCTCTATCTCTATAATAGCACCATCGATTTCAGAATCTATTAACCAATAGAATCCCTCTTCTTTAATAATCTTAATGATTTGATTGTATTCTGTATAAGTCTTACCGTTATACTTTAATTCTTGAAAATTCATAATTTAATAATTATTTACATCTTTATATATTCAACAATTATTATAGAAAAATTTAACACCCTCTTTTTTTCTAAAAAATCGACTGTTGAAATAAAAAAAATTATTTAAAATGAAAAAACCGGGATATTTCCCGGTTTTTTAAGATATTAACTATTTCTTATTTTTTTCCTTATTTTGAAAGGTTATCAAGGAATTCTTTCTCGTTTTTACTCAAAGAATCGATACCATATTTTGTAATTTTTTCCAAAACTGAATCCATTTCTAATTGAATTGGCTCTTTTACAAGTTCAATTGATTTCAATCCTGATAATTCAGTATCATAAGTATCTGTATAAACAATTCTAGTTTTATTTCTTTTTGTAGTAAATGCTATGATAATACCAAGGTCAACATTAACAAAAAGTTTAGCAAAACCCTCTTTCTTGTTATTGATTAACACAGAAGATTTAACATTCAATTTAACAGAAACTTCTTCTAGTTTCTCATAGTTGAATTTTGTAAGGTCGATGCAAATTATGTTATTTTTCATAGTGGTTTGTGTTTTAATTAATGATTATACTACAATATACGAATAATATATCAAGTAACCTAATTTTTGATAAGTTTATAGTAAAATCAATTAAAATAGAATATGGGGAAATAATATATAATAAAAAAATATACTCATTTTATGAAGTATCTATCGAATAGAACTGAATACTTAACAGCTAAATATAAAGTAATTAATGAGAACGTAGCAGGTGCTGGTCCGTTCGCAAATGATATAGCATGGGGTGATTCTTTATTAGGAAGAATGTTACACTCATTTGCTAGAAAAGCTAGAATAGGTGTAAATTTAGTTAGAATGGATTCTGTTATTAAACGTTTACAAACACAATTTGATTATTTATTGGATGTTAGTAAAGTGGATGGAGCTGATATCGATGAAGTAACTAAACATGAAATTGATATGTTACGTATTTCTATTTTATTAGGTACACTTATAAAAGCAATTAAAGATCCTGAATCAGAAGGGAAAGATCACTTAGATGAAATAATTAAAACAACTAAGGAGATAATAAGAGAGATAACCAGAGTAGAGTTACAAACTAATAAAAGTGAAGTTGATAGGGAAGAAGTATTAGTAAAATTGAAGGATTTTTTAACAGAACTAGAATCTATCGGCACTGGTAATGAGATAAACAAAGAAGTTAAGTCTGAGACTAAGGAATCTAATAAGGTACCATATAACCTTTATATGGCTAACATCAAATCTATTAGTGATTTATTAAACTCTTATAAGAATATTAAATCTAAAGGAGCGGAAAATGTTAAAAGTAAAGAAGAGTTACAGAGAGAAATTGATTTAAGTTATAAGAAAAAGATAGAGGAATGGAAATCTAGTCAAAAGGCTATGAGAACCAATAATACTGGATCAAATATAAATCCTGGTGAAGGGACTAGAAATAGAATAAGAAGAGAGGTAGAGGCTGAATTAGCACAAGAGAGTTTTATTTTTGAAAATACAAACACTAATGGTATTTTAAATGCTACCAAATCATTATATAGTTATATGATGTCTAGTCCAGAAAATTTAACTGAATTAGTTGGATTTGTATCTAGTTATGAGAATAAGAATAAAGTATCATCAGGTAATTTCGCGTCTATTAAAAGGTTATATGATTATATCAGAAAGACTTCAATATCAGAAAATTTAGATAGTTTATTATCTAATAGTGATAAACTTGGTAACAAGATTAAAGAATTATATAATGTTTCAAAATCCGGAGACTTTACATCTATACAAGATGAGGGTTTGAAAAACTCATTAACATCATTTAACCAAACGTTAAGTGCTATCTTAACACATAAATCAGAAGTTAAAGAAGTTCAGAATAATAATGAGAGTAGATTATTAAAGTATAAAAGCTTCAGAAAGGTATTTGAATCGGAAGAAGAAATTACACAAGATACCAATACTAAAGAAGAAGATGAATATAGATATGATTTATCTATACCTTGGAATAAATACTTTAGTGAAAAATATTTAAGAAAATGGGCTGTTACTGAGGAATTGCAAAAGAAAGTAAATCAGAAACTAGAAAAAATAGAAAGAGAAGGTAATAGGTATGTTATAAAGGGTATTGACCCAATATTAGAAATTGTTAAGATATTTAACAGATCTTATAAATTACATACATCACAAACAATACCTGGATCTAGAAAAGCTGGTAAGGTATCCAATAGAAAAATGGGTGAGTATGAGTATATAGGTAAAGGAAGTGGACCTAACGCTAATGATGAAGGAAGTGGATTCAAAGCTGGGATGGGACCTTATAGAAATATTAAAATATTTACTAAATGGGAGGATGCTGTTCTTGATATATTAAAAGATTCAAAATACCAAGTTTTATTTAATGAAGATACTATTATTGAAGTTGGTGATTCTGATTCTAGAATGAACGTAGATTATTCAACTAATAGAAACAAAAACTCAATTGAAAAAGGTGTTGATAATGATGGTGACATCACAAAAACACTTGTTAATAAGAAAGAGAAAAGGGGTAGAATCGAAGGTGGTGGTAAAGTACTACTTAAATTCATAAATGATATGTTAGACGGTGATACTTTATATAGAGGTGAAAGTGGAGGTGGAGCTCAAAAGAAATTCATAAACACTTATTTCAAAGTTGACGTTAAAACAGAAGAATTAGGATTTACCGAAGATGAGCTTGATATTAACGCTAAAAGTGCGAATGATACTAAAGATGAAACAATAGTTGAGTTCAAAGGGGTTAAAGAAGTTATAAACAAAGATGGGTGTATTTTTAATATAAATGATTCGTATCACATGATAATAACTGGAAGTGATAATGATTTCGTTTATGTGAAATATTCAAAAACATTTGGAAACATTAAAAAATATATCAGAGGTGAAAAGGTTAGAGGTATGAAAGGTGATCTATCAACATTAGATGATAATAAAACCACTATCTACTATGCTAGAATAAACAAAGACCATTTCAGAGAAATTGGTGATAAGAAAGTTTTAAAATTAGGAGATGATTTGAAATTGAAATCTATTGATTTAAGCTCTTATAATGAAGATTCAATCAGATCTAAATCAGAAGAAGTTGAGATAGGTAATATTGATAGTTTATATGTTCTTAGAGAGAAAAGTGGTAAACAATACTTTTTACCAACATCAGCTTCACAAGATTCTGGATCAGGTGACAAACCTAGAAAATCTTACGGAGCACTAAAAGATAAGTTGAAATAATGAAATACTTAAAAAGATACAATTTATTTCTAGAATCTGATGAATTCGAAATTGGTGATACTGATACACCAGATGTTGTTATGTCCAAAGAAAAGATGAATACAACGATGTCTAATATTAAAGACTACAATGCTAAGAAATCTCAAATAGATGCAATCTATAAGAAAGATGGTATTGATATCAAAAAAGAACTTGAAAAGGTACTAGGTAAGACGGATGTTCAGAACGGAGAGGATAGAAATCCATTCTTAGTAGAATATGCACACTTATCTAAATTAGAGAGTGATATAAACAAACTACAAGATGATAATTCTAATGATAAAATAAAAATAGATGATTTACAACAATCTCTTAGTTTATCAGAGGATGACTCAACAAAAAAAGCTGTAGAATTTAAGATAAGTGATATTAAAAATAGAATGTCTGAAAGATACAGCAAAATAAGTGAAATACAAAAAGATTTAGTAGAAAAAGAAAAGGACCATAAAGAACAAATGGTTGAAATGGAGAAAAATATGAGGGATCATGTAAAAAATCTCTCACCAAATGCGTAAAAGTAGATAAAATACCATTTTTTACTTTTTATATATATACTAAATCAAAAAATTAAAGAAACAATATGGCAATTCAAATTGGAAAATACAAAAGACCAGGAATCTTCATCGAAGAATTTGACCAGTCCGTAATCATCAGTCCAACTGTTGCAGGGATTACCAATCTTGTGATGGGTGTATCTAAAAAAGGACCTGTTAATACGCCGATTAGATTAACTAATATACAAGACTTAGAAGCTATCTTTGGACAATTAGATCGTAATTTAGAAAGAAAAGGTTCTTTCTTCCACCGAACAATTGCCAAAATGTTAGAAACTTCTACTGTATATGCAATGAACTTATTACTAACAGATGATAACTTAGATGTGATTGAATACAAATCATTATCTTCTTCGGCTGGTAGTAAAAATGATATAAAAAGAGAAGGACCTTATAGAAGATTCTTTGACACAACAGGTTTCTGGAAAAGAGATACTGAGTCATTTATCAATTTAACAAAAAATAATACAGGATACGCAGAAAGAGCGTTTAGTCTTACTAATTTATCAGATAAGCCTATCACTACTTTTGTATTCAAATCACAATTGGTTGGTTTTAATAGAACACTACTTGAATGGTATGGTTCTGTTGAGAAGATGCCACCTTATGTAAATGCTAATGATTTTGCGGCAGATTACTTAGTTGATGTTGTTGTTGTTGGTGGTGATTGGTCAAACTATCAAGAATTATCAGTTGATCCTAGATGGAGTCAATACTTTAATGCTTCTGGTCTTAGAAAAGGAAAAGTTAGCGAATTCGCTAATGACAGAAATGTTACTCTACTTTCTTATTACGAAGGGTTATCTTTAATCCCTTATTTTAGAGATTTGAATGGTAGAAATATATTTATAGAAACTACAATAAACAGAGATACTGACACAACTGGTTTATTCTGTGCATTTGATAACGATTTAGTTGAACAAGACTATTACAATGGTATGTTAGACTTAATCGGTAATACAATAGTTGATGAGAACGAAACAGATATTGAATTTTTATCTTATAAAGAAACAATCTCTGAATCAATATCAATGACTAATACACCTCTTGATTTACCAGGTAATGTAACTGCTTTATTAGGTGGTACTTGGTCAGGGTATGGTTATATTAACCAACCAACTCATGCATTTGGGGCGGTACCTACTACATCAGGAATAGTTGTTAACGAAAACAACAGAACATCTTGGTTCGGTGAAGGATCTATTTACAATGTAACTTTAGATAATTCAACACCAGTTTCAGCATCAGCGTCAATAACCGTAACATATAATGTTGGATCAGATGCCTACTCTATAATCGGTGACTTATATGTTCCTGTTTCAGCAACAACATCATTAACAATTAGTGCTAATGATTACCCAGTAACAGCGGCAACTGCTTCTTATACATCAGCATTCTCGTTAGACGCGTCTGGTGAGATTGTATTAATAAACAGTTTAGCACCAAATGTAAACCCTAGTGTTTCTACAAGTGATATTATCTTAGGATATTTAACATTTGATATATTAACTGGTGGATTTGTAAACTTAGGAAGTTTATCAGTAATTGATATCACAAACGGGACATCAGGTTATACTGATTTCAGTTTTGGTACATCATCAAATGATGATTACTACATAACTGACTTAGGATCTGGATCATTAAAAGTAGAGTTTGTTAATACAAATTCACAACAAGATGTTAAGAACTATACTCAATACAGAAGATTCAAGATGTTTAACAGATTGGTTAGTGTTATTGATAGTCCTAACAAAAACAAAATAACAATGTCATTAGGTCCAGTATCTAATTACGATAAATATAGTTTGGAAAATGTTACTATAAGTGATATAGTAACATCAACATTAGAGAATAAATCATTTGTATTAAATACAACATTAACATCATCAGAATTATCTGATGTATTAAATGGACATTTAGTATTCTATACAGAAGATGATGAGTTCTTATTAGGAAAAGAAGGTGTTATAACTAAAAATGAAGTTGCTGATGGAGCTGATTTAGGAGTTGTAGGTAAATACTCAAAATTCTATACAAGCTACTTTGATGGTAACATCAATACAAAAGATTTCTTCTACTCTAACAGATTATACGTTGGAAGTGGTGGAACAGTTAATGCTGTTTTAGGAACAGATGTTAATATTACATTCATAGATGGTGAGGTTGCAACATCTGCAACATCTTCATACGCTGGATATGATTACATCGTTTTTGAATCAGACGTACCATTCTTCTCTAATGAAGTGGACCTTCAAGTTTTCGAACAATTATCGTTCCCTGGTTCAGATGTTAACAAAGGATCTTTTACAATAGTTAGCAACACAGTTAATCCATTAGATACACCAACACAATTGGCTATCGACTTAGGATTCACTGGTAACTTCTACGCTTATCAAGTAAATGAAGAGGTTGAGTTTGAATACTTAACTGAACAAGGATTGGTATTTGATTACTTAACTAGACATTACCTTAAAATGTACCTTGATAATAATGGTATTTTAAGTGTTGAGTTCAAGGATGAGTTATTAACGTCAGATGTAGATGCTGATCCACAAGCAAATAATACATTATTTGTACAATCTGGAAAATCTAACTTCAAACAAACAATCGAAGTTGAATTACCATCTGGATATGTTCAAGTACCTAATAAGATTTTAATAGATGGAGAGAGATACTCAGAAGTTAAAGTTGGTGATTTCTTAGAGGCTTATTATGACCCTACAGCTCTTGAAGTTGGAGAGGTACCAAGAAGACTTACAAGAATCTTGAGTAAGAGACAATATGCTGGTGATACTAGTTTAACTGAAATCTCTTGTGATTCTAGAATAGCAACTTACAACTTCGGTGGTGATGTACAAACAATGAGGTATTTATCAGTTGATCAATACGCATTAACATACAAAGCTATTTCAATGAAAGGATTTAAGGTTAGACAATCTTCTTTACCTGATGGAACAGAAGGAAGACAAAATCAAATACTTAATTTAGTAGCTAAAGGAACACCAATGTTCAAAGCTTTAATTAACAAAGAAGCATTAGACTTTAGATATTTAATTGATGGATTTGGATTAGGATTAACTGAAAGATCGAAACAACAATTAGTTGATATATGTGGTGATAGATTGGACGCATTTGGGTTCATTAATATGCCATCTATGAGGTCATTTAAGAACTCATCCTCACCTACATTTGTTGATAGTGAAGGTACATTACAAGTTGAGTTTATAGCTCAAGGTGGTGACCCAGAAAGTAACCCAGCATTCCTTTACTCATTCGGTGAGGGAGCAGGAACAACTACTGTTGGTTATTTCGCACCATATGTTACTGTGAATGATAATGGTAGACCATTAGATTTCCCACCTGCATCTTTTGTAGCAACAACTTATATGAGAAAACATATTTCTAATATAACATCTGTTACTCCTTGGACAATAGCGGCTGGTGTAACAAACGGTAAGATTACTAACATCTCTGGTATAGAAATGGACTTTACTCAAGAAGATATCGAATTCTTGAATCAAGCTCAAATGAACCCAGTTGTTTTCAAGAGAAATAGAGGTTATATAATTGAAACTGAGAATACATCTCAAACTCTTTACAAATCAGCTCTTTCTTTCATACACGTTAGAGAGGTATTAATTGAACTTGAAAGAGAGTTATCAAGAATGTTATTAGACTACCAATGGAAGTTTAACACTCCTGATGTAAGATCAGAAATTAAACTAAGAGCAGATGTTATCTGTGAGACTTACGTAAGTAAGAATGGTTTATACAACTTCTTTAACAAAATGGATGAAGAGAATAACACATCAGAAATCATTGATAACCAAATTGGTGTTCTTGATACTTATGTAGAACCGATTAAGGGTATGGGTATTATTGTTAATAACATTACTATACTTAGAACAGGAGCTATTTCTGCTGGAGGATTCATAAACTCATAAAGATAAACATAATAATTATAAAACCCTCGAAATTTCGAGGGTTTTTTTTTCTTTAAACTAAACAAAGTGTTTATTATTTTTTATAATAGAGGAAGAGTTATATAGAATATATAATTAAAAATAAAAGAATTTTTATGTCAGACGAGAAAAAAGATAATATGTCCGAAGAGGATTACTTAAAAAGACATCTAACAGACCTAGAATCGAATAAATCGGCGGCAGTTAACACTGACATCCCATTTATATCAGAAAAGGAATCTAACAATTCAAGAGTTGATGATTTACAATACTTCAATTTTGATGTTAGAGAATTACCTTGTGGTGAATTTTACCCAACAGGTACTCTTTTCATGGTTAGACCAGCTCAAGTTAGAGAAATACAAGCATACTCAATGGTTGATGATAACAACTTCTATGATATTATTGAAAAAATGAATGATATGTTACAATCATGTGTTAGGATTAAATTCCCAGATGGTAAGATAGGATCATACTTAGAAGTTAAAGATCAAGATAGATTATATCTTGTATTCTTAATCAGAGAATTAACATTCCAACAAGGTAATAGCTTAGCAGTAACAACTAACTGTGGGTGTGGTAATGAATATCAAGTAGAATTAAAAAGAGATAACTTCGTTTACCATAAGATAGATGAGAAATTATCTAGATTCTTCAATCCATCATCCAGAACATACCAGTTCAATACTGTTAATGGTAAGGAATTTGAAATATCACCACCAAACATTGGGTTACAAAAAGCTTTTACTGAGTATATCATAAAGGAAAATAATGAAAAGAAAACTCCAAATTTAGCTTTCTTAAAAATCATACCATTTATGTTAGCTGGTAGAACTAATATATCATACGAAGGTATAAAAGCTAAACTTAAAGATTTTGAAGATATGGATGATATTTCATTCCAATTCTTAAATGGAGCAATTAGTAAAATGACCTTCGGAATAAAGGAACTTAAAAAATCATGTGAGTGTGGCGAGGAGGGCCGCACGGACATGCAGTTTCCCAACGGAGCCTCAGGTATTTTCGTTATTCATGATGCCTTTGAAGCATATATTAAAGAATAAGTTATTATTACAGAAACATTTCCATACACAAGAATTTGCTATGGACAGTTGGCCTTATTGGTTATTTGAAGAAAATGTTAAACTGGTTAATGAGATTCTTGAAGAAGAAGATTCTAATCAAAAGAGTGGAGAAAAAGACCAAATGGGTAATTTCGATGCTAACTCAATGATGAAAAACGCTTCTAATATGACAAACAACATGAATATGCCGAAATTCTAAATACTAGGCAACCTATTGGGGATAGTATAGATACAAAAAAACCCACTCAAATTTTGAGTGGGTTTTTTAATTTGTATCTTATTATTAATATCCTGTTACTAAAGGTGGATTAATTGTAAAGTTTTGATCGATATACTCATCAATGAAGTAATCATAAACGAAAGAAGCATCTGAACTTTCAATGATGTTATTTGATGACCAATCAAGAGAATAACCAGCTAGTTTAGTAATCTGAACATTTTGAAATGTTACTCTTCTTAAAACAACACCCTTCTTATCATGTTGGTTAACTATAATAGTACCAATAATATCACTCTTATAGTGAAGTGCTCCGTTTTGTGAGTTAAATACTAAATCATACCAAGCTTTCATAGTGTTCCAAGTTTCCATAGAACCTTGTTGATTTACGTTTACTTGAACCGGAATTGTAAGTTCACCACTTGTCTTAGTTGGTGTAGTTACAAATTCTCTTGTTGAGTATTTGAATCTTTGTTGTTTAGTAGCAACATCAAACTCTGTTAAGTTTAAGTCGATTTTAGTTGCATTTTGTAGCAATAAAATAGGGTCTCTACCCTGTGCTTGTAGAATAACTGGTAAAATAAAAGTTATCTCAAAAAGGTTCAAATAAACAACCTCATCAGGTAACGTCCCTGGTCCCCCTGGTGATCCTGCATTTATTACTTGTGTAAAGTGTGGTAATCCCATTCTCTTTTTATTATTTTTTAATTAATTTGTTTTAGTAATTATAATTTATATATTATAATTCCACTTTTCTCTATTAGTATATATAAACTATCAAAAATCATTTTTTTCTAAACTATAACTACAACCAACCCTATAAATAAAAAATAATCTAACTATATGAGAGTTTTTATGATAACAGATACACACTTTGGTATCTATCTTAATAACTTAGATAAATGGCTCAATATGATGGAATCTACATTCTATGATTTTGTTATACCTTATCTAAAAGAAAATGCTAAAGAAGGTGATGTCTTAATACACCTAGGAGATTTATTTGATAATAGAAATAGTCTACCAATTATTGTAATCAATAAAGTAGAAAAGATTCTTAAAGAAATGTCTGATATTTTACCACTACATATAATGGTTGGTAATCATGATTTGTGGAATAAAGGTAATAATGAAGTTAATTCTGTTAGATTATTTGGATACATGAATAAAAATATACAAGTATATGAACAGACAACCACATTAGAATTAGGTGGTCAAAAGTTAGTATTAATGCCTTGGATAGAAAAGAGAATCGATATGATTAATCAGATAAGTCAAAGTCCTGGTGATTATTTATTATGTCATTCTGATTTAAATGGTTGTCAAATGCACCTAAATTCAATAGCTCATAGAAATGCTGATAAGATAGATGTAGAAGAATTCAAAGGATATAAGAATGTTTTCTCAGGACATATACACATAAGACAAGAAAATAAAAACTTTATGTTTATTGGTAGTTTATACCAGATGGATAGAAATGATTATGGTGATCAGAAAGGAATAACTTTATTAGATTTAGATACTGATGAAATTTCATTCATACACAACACATATTCTCCTAGTTTCAGAAAGGTACGTGTAGAGAATGAGGTAGATGTTGAAAATCTAGATGATATAAAAGATACAAAAGATTATGTTGATATAGCTATATCAAATTCTTTACTTATGAGTAATAGGAAATTAAGAAGGAAGTTAGAGGTTATATTAGAGAATAGTAATTTCGCATCAGTTGAGTATATAGATGATGTTTCACTAATAACGGAAGGTAGTGAGGATGATGTTATAGAAATTGATGAAGAAACATTAGATATATCTATACAACTTGACTACGAGGATTATGTAAAAGAGTACATACTTAAACAAACCTATGATAATGGTAAATTTAAAGATGGTATACTAAATGAATATGATGAAGTAATTAAAATTTATAAAGAAAACTACACTAATAATAAAGATTGATGATTGAAATAAAATATGATGAGATTTACAATAGAGTAAAATCAGGTAAACCATTTAATAATAAACTGAAACCATATTCTAAAATACAATTAGATAGTGTATTATACTTTTTAGAAGGGGAAGAAGAATATGAAAAGTGTCAGGAAATAAAGAATTTTATCGATAATAGGTTTACACATGAATTAGGGTTTAAGAGTTACTAATATAGTAGCTGCTTTATCACCATAACTATCTCTCAATTCTTTCTTTATATCAAATTTAGAAATGTCTAATCCTCGAAATAGGTTATTTAATTTTCTATCAGTATATGACATACTAGCGTTTATTTTGATAGTTTTATTTTCTTTATCTAAAGTCATAACTAAGCCATGATAAAAATCAGTAGTTCCAGAATTACCCTTTCTTCTTATAGAATTATAAAATTTTTCCAATTCAAATAGATCACTATCAACCTCACCATCAGTTAAAAATGATATAGAAAATCTAGGATAATCATTTCTAATACTAAAATATAAACAAACTTTATCACTTTGTAATCTACTTTTAAATGTTATTAACTCATCTAGGAATTCCCAAACTTTATCATTATCGATCATAGTAGTATATGATCCAAAACCAGCACCAGAACTGAAATCTTTTAAATAAAAATTAATAGTTATAAACTTTCGACCACTAAATTCACCCTCAGTTATTGATTTTTCTAATCCTTGATAATCCTCAATAGAAACATCAATACCCATATCTCTAATAGGAACTAATATTTCATTCAATTTATCTATTGTATATCTACCACTATCAGCCGATTCTAAAATGTAGTCAAAAAATTTCTCTAAGTGTTTCATTATTTATTCTTCAATTTTTTATCCAACATTTTAGCAATATTAGACCCAATAAAGAAGTGTACATTATCCAATGTATCTGATTCATATGTTTCTATATCATCCATAAACCTAAATTGGAATTTATAAGAATCTATTTCATTCTTTTCCTCATCTCTATCTACTTTAGTAATAGATAAATCCATATCATAATTGTTGTTAATATTTAACTTGAAGTCAAACGTTGTTTTATCACACGGAGTGGTCTTAAACTTTGGTTGATACTCCACATCAAAAATAGAATAATCTGTTATCTTATGTCTTCTCATATAGTAATTTAAGAACATAGCAGGTGCTTCAATGAAGTCAGAAAGTATTTGTAAATCCTCACCAAAATCTTTAGATTCGATAATATCTGTTATCCTTTCTTTTAAATCAATAACATTCTTAAATTCTATCTTGTGATATACACAATTAACATCATATAAATATATAAAAGACTCTTCTACTATTCTTCTTTTTTCTAAATCAACCTTGAATATAAACTTAGTATGTATGATAGTAGTATCTTCGGTAACTAAACCATGTATAGATATAACCAATTTAAGAAAATCACCTTCTTCGGGTGATTCATAAACAGATTCAACAGAGTTAACAACTCCCTTTTCCTCATCAAATACTTCTTTGAATATTTCTTCTATTTCTGATATACTAGTCATAATTATTTAAATTGATTATCATAAGATTTTCTCTTTAGTTTAAGAACCTTACTTATATACTCATTTCTTCTAAGTAACTTAAATACTAAGTTACCAGTTGAGAATTCACCACCCTCAGTAGCTAATCCACTTTTTCGATAGTTTTTTATCTTATCCAAAACCTTATCAAGTTTTTTCTGAAACTCTTCATAACCATCCTCATCAATATCACCTTCCAAATCATCAACCATCATCATAGCTGATTTAGCCTTTTCTCTAATTGATTCCTCATCTGGTTCAAAATCTTTTTTATTTGGTTTAACATTCCACTCATCCTTCATTAACGAATAAATACCAGATGCTTTATGTGGTTCATTTATATCTTGTATATAAACCTCAACCTCATAACCAGCTATTTTAATATCATGCAATCCATTCCAGATATTCTTAACTGAGTCTGTATATTTTTTAACTAATTCAACGTCATCATTAATATCATTCATATCAATCAATATATGTAAATCATAGTCAGAATACTTTTCAGACCAATTATAATTAGCTAGTGATCCAGTAAGTATAATGTCTTTAACATCAGCTTTTAAATCTGTACCATCATAAAAATCTTGTGCAATTTGTAATAATTGTTCTCTAACTTCTTGATTGATTTCCTCATTATTCCAAACTTTTGGGTTCAGTTCATCTTTAATATGAAATGATTTAACAGGTTCTAAATCAGCTTGTACGAATTCTAAATATTTGGTGAGTTTCATAATTATATATATTAAAAATTTAATCTGGTATTACTTACATTATAGTACCATTCAACTTAGCCTTTATATAATCTCTAAAATCCATACCAATCATCCAAGGAACCATAGCTGTTGTATAATCATTACTTGGTATAACATTATCTAACCAAGTTGCGATAACATCATTCTCTATATCGTCTATTAAAGGACCTCTACCACCATTACCCCAAGATCCAAAAGCGGCTGAGTGTCTCGTTTGTAAATCAGTAAGTTTGTGATAAGCGTCATCAGCATCAGTAAATGTTCCTGATAAAACCCCATCCAAACCGACATGATCAATTAACTGCTCAATTCTATTTGCTCTTCTCTTTTCACCCTCTGCATGTCTTTTCTGCCTACTATCATAATATTTTACAGATATCTTAGTATCAGGAGACCAAGTACCATCCATAAGAGCCCAAGTTCTAGTAACAACACGACTAACAACTTCATCATCAACACTTAATTCAGCAACAGCTTCATATTCCATCAACAGATTGAGGTGTAAATTTCGTACCATCAAAGGTAAGAACATATACAGTAGATGCTGATAATGGATCAATTTCTATATTATTAACAGAGAAAGATGCGCCTTGTACATAAACACCACCAGTTGAAACAATATCAACTGAATTAGATGCTGATATCGTAATAACATCATCAGCTAAAAATTGAGCCATTTAATACTGTACCAACTTGTGTCATACCATCACCATCAGTAATTAAAGCTTCTTTTAGTTTATCATCTAAAGCTTTTATATCAAATAAAACATTTTCAGAAGATGGTAAATTACATATACATTTTTATATTTTTTAATTATGGTGTTATTTCTACTTCTAATGAAAATGCAATATAGTTTCTAATAGTAGAATTTGAAGGTATTTGAGAAGCAGTTGTAAAATATACTATATCATCTCTCAAAACATTTATATCTTTAGACACGCTTAAAATTTCTAATTTATTTAATATTACTGCTCCACTTACTGAAATTTGGTTAAGATATTCATATCGTTTTACTGTACCATTCCATCTCATAATTATAGCAGCCACACAAATATCTTGAGAAGGTAATAAGTTAAAAATAGAAGTACTTAATCTTTTTACAACTCCTGGGTTAGTTATAGAAAATCCTACCGTAGTAGTATTTATATAACCTAACCAATCTGCATTTACATCAAAAGGATATGTTACAGTTGTTCTAGCTATACTACTAGAGTTAGAAGACTGTATGTTAGTTGGTGCATCTACAATTCTCCAAGTTGATCCATTGTATGCCCATTGACCACCTTGAGTAAAAACAATAGTGTTAGGACCTGTGTCTCCAGTATCTCCTTTTGGTCCAGTTAATCCAGTAGGACCTGTTAATCCAGTGTCTCCTGTTAAACCTATTGGTCCAGTAGGACCTGTGTCTCCAGTTAATCCAGTAGGTCCAGTTAATCCAGTGTCTCCTGTTAATCCAGTGTCTCCTGTTAATCCAGTGTCTCCAGTTAAACCTATTGATCCAGTAGGACCTATTGGTCCAGTAGGACCTATTGGTCCAGTAGGACCTGTGTCTCCAGTTAATCCAGTAGGTCCAGTAGGACCTGTGTCTCCAGTTAATCCAGTGTCTCCTGTTAATCCAGTGTCTCCAGTTAAACCTATTGATCCAGTAGGACCTATTGGTCCAGTAGGACCTGTGTCTCCAGTTAATCCAGTGTCTCCTGTTAATCCAGTGTCTCCAGTTAAACCTATTGATCCAGTAGGACCTATTGGTCCAGTAGGACCTGTGTCTCCAGTTAATCCAGTAGGTCCAGTAGGACCTGTGTCTCCAGTTAATCCAGTAGGTCCAGTAGGACCTGTGTC